CGCAATCATTAATCGACACGTTCTTGCGTATTCTCATCTTACTCAATGGAGAATTCGCAATAATGCATTTTCAGATGGAATCGAGTTCAACCTAGGAAAGTGTCCTTCCTATTTTGTTCCCGATGATTCGAAAACACCATACAGTTTCCGGGATGTCATGATGATTGAACTCCCTGTCGTTGTACACACACACAAAGATATCACAAAGAAATTCATGGATGGAGATGATTTTGCTAGATTCACCCAACTGCACCAGGTGTCTCTTATTGGTTTTGTCCCTTCAGACAAAATCATTATGAGGCAATACTTTGGTTCGGATGTTGAAGCAGATGATTCTCTTTTCCAAATTGAGAAACCACACAATGATGAGATTCTTGTCACCACAAGATCAATGATTAAGTACAATATTCAGACTACTGGAGGTGATTGTGGTTCAGCGCTCGTGGCGTTTGACAAAAATTTTAGCAATAAAATTTTTGGCATTCACTGCGCTGGACTACAGAACCCCCGGTTCCAAGGATTCGGATCACCCGTTTCCAAAGGTATGCTTGAATATATGCTTGAACAGATCGCATTTAATGAAACAAGCTCACACATGCACCCACATATTGAAGCTCATTCTGATATTCTAGCTTTTAACGTAATCCCAGAGGGAAATTCTTCTATTTGGGTTCATGAGAAGAAAATGGAAGGAAATTTTTATCCGATTGGATATGATTCAAAACCACTCTTTCAAAGTGGAGATACAAAAATTGTTCCTTCTCCTGTTCATGGGATTATCCAAACACCAACGATGGCTCCTGCAGTCCTAAAACCAATTATGGTTGACGGCCAGTGCATCGACCCCATGAGTGCAGCAAGAATCAAAGCTAGCCCGATCTCAAAACCTATTGATGATGATATTCTTAGAGAGTGTTCATACAATTTTTATCAAAAGATCAATACTGCTAATCAAGATAAAAAAACTACTGACATATACTGAATCAATTACAGGGATCGTGGGAGATGAATGCTACCCACCAATGAAACGCTCAACTTCACCAGGATATGGTTGGGTGAAATCAGGAATTGGAAAGACAAAGTGGCTTGGATGTGATGAATACATCCTTGACAATCCCGAACTCAAAATGAAATGTGATGAAATCCTTGATAAATGTAAAAAGGGAGAGAGACCAAGTACAATCTGGAGTGATACTCTGAAAGATGAAAGGAGGACTCTTGAGAAAGTTGCTAAAGCCAAAACTAGATTGTTTTCTTGCGGCGAGATGGCATACACTCTCATTTTCAGAATGTACTTTTCAGGATTCATCGCACACATGACCCGGAATCGAATTGATGTTGAATCTTGTGTAGGAGTAAATCCCTACTCAATGGACTGGACCAAGATTGCGAAGAAACTTATGGAAGTGGGTGGTGATGTGTTAGCCGGTGATTTTGCAAATTACGACGGAACACTACATCCATCAATTCTATGGGAAGTTCTTCATCTCATCAATAAATGGTATAACGACTCAGCCGAAAATCAACTTGTAAGAACAGCACTTTGGAGTGAAATTGTGAATAGTATTCATATTGTTGGTGACACGTTTTATATGTGGAACCATTCGCAACCTTCTGGCTGCCCTATGACTACGATTCTCAATTGCACATACCATTCTATCTCTGCTAGATATGTGTATATCCTTTGTGCTCGTACTTACAAACCTGAACTAACTGGACTTGATAACTATGCTAAATTTGTGCGTCATGTAAATTACGGAGATGATGATGTGTGGAGTATTTCACCCATCATTATTGAGTGGTTTAACCAAATTACTATTACGGAAGCGTATAAGTATTTGGGCATGACTTACACAGATGAAGCAAAAACCGGAAACATTGTTGCGTCTCGTCGTCTTGATGAGATCAATTTCCTGAAGAGGGAATTCCGATGGGATAAGGACCAAGCACGATTTCGAGCTCCTCTCTCATTGAGTACTATTAAGGAAATGGCAATGTGGAACCACGGAACGGTAGACCAATATCCTCTTACTGCAAGCATCCTTCAAGATGCTGTAAGAGAATTGGCACAACACAGTGAAGATGTTTTCAACCAACATCTACCGGACTTTGAACGGGCCGCCCTTGTGGTCCGGAAACGAGCTCCTGTTAACTTCAAAACGTACTTTCAGTACCAATTTGAAGAATATCAGAATCTTGAACAAGGAAATTAAATCATCTTGATGAGGGCTCATATGTGATCACCATAACTTTTGAGCAGCAAATCCCCCGAGATGTGGATTAATCGTCCGTGCAAACTACGTAACAAGATTTATAATCTTGCGCTATAGCATTGTCTTCTTTAATCCGGTAGCAGGAGTATTTACTCCTATTGATAAGTGTGTGGCTACCCTAAATAATAGGCTACTTATCTGGTGGGTCTGTATTGGAGAGTGAGTAATCTTCTTTACTAGGACTAAAAACAAATTTACTTGCCAACAATGAAACACAAATGTCTACGTCTGGGGCGAATCAGACACAACAACCACAATCACTGTTTCACGATGAAGTGAAAGAAATCGTACAACAAGAAACAGTACAGTTCATTGAAGATGGAGATGTTCAAACTGAAGATAATTTGATCTCAATTAATCCTGATTATCTCAGAGTCGGAGAAGATTCTCTAACGAATGCAGTAGTGAACTTTCTACAACGACCTGTCGTTGTTAGTGAGTTTACTTGGGCTTCAGGAGATGCAGCTCTAACTGAAAAATTTAGACTCAGTTTCCCAGGAACACTTCTCAGCCGTGCAATGCAACAACAGAAAATTGCAGGTTTTAGGTACTTTCGAGCTGATCTCGTTTTGCGACTTCAAATCAACGCACAACCCTTTAATGCCGGACGAATGATTCTTTGGTGGGAACCTTTTGGTAACTCTCAAAGTGTCGTTCCTTCGAACGCTCGTCATTTCGGCGGCATTACAGGTTATAAACACGTTGATTTGGATGTTGCAAATTCAACTGCTGTTGAGCTTAAAATTCCATATATGTCACCTTTGGCATACACAGATCTAATTACAGGATTTGGGGAAATGGGACTTGCCCATGGCTGTATCTACTCCTCACTTACAGGAGGTGATGACGTTGAAGGCACTCTCTGGGCTCATTTTGAAAATGTGAGACTAGAAATGCCGACGGGAATGCCCCTACACACATTCACAACAACACCAAAACGCCTACAAGCACAATCTAATTCTGTTCTTAAAGACAAACCGAAAGAGAAAAAGAAAGGTAAAGGTGATTGGCAATCATTGTTTGATGCGCAGTCTCAAGCTGCAAAATCACTCAATGGAATCCCAGTCATTGGAGAAGTTGCCACTGCAATTACATGGTTCGCGGATGCGGCTAGCTGGGTTTCGGGTCTGTTTGGTTGGTCTCGACCAACCAATCCAGATTTTGAGACTCCAGTTTCTATCCGTTATCTGCGAAATTTTTGTAATTTCAATGGCAATACTCTATCCAAACCTCTTTCTCTTGATGCAAGGAACGAGATCGTACTCCCCAAAGGGTACGTTGGAACAGACGAAGATGAAATGTGCTTTGCACACATTCTTTCACAACCAGTATACATGACACGGTTTGATTACACCACATCAGAAATACCAGGAACACTTCTATGGTCTTGGCCTGTATCACCCGCATCATGTCTCACCACAGTAGCAGGAACACAAGTAACACGACAAAACACATTTTTATCATTTGTTTCCGATGCATTTTCTTTGTGGAGAGGAGGTATTAATTACCACTTTAAGGTAATTAAGACTCCATTCCATTCTGGAAGGCTTCGTTTTATTTTTGTACCAGGTGCTGTTCATTCAACCCCTGTCGCAAGTCTTGATCTCGATAAATGTTTTACACA